TGCATTCTGTACATTTTTTAATTCTGGGCTAGTAGCAAATGCAATAAACTCACGCATCATCTTGATGGCTAGTGCCATACGCTGACGTGTGGCTGGACGAATATCAACACTAGGGTTATTAACCATTTGCTCTAGGCTATTCATTAATACTGTTTCGTTACCGATAGTATTACCAGCACCAATAAGTTCTGAATTAAGCAATGGGTTGCTAGCCTTAAGAGCCTCACGTTGTTGAGTCGCAGCCTTAATAACGTTAGCACGTAGTTCTGGGTCTGACATGTTACTTAGGATTTCTTTTTCCTGACGCGCAATGTCATAATACTTTTGCTTATCTTCTGCTACTTGTACATCTTTATAATAATCCTCAAGACTCTTGCTTTTAACAAGTCCTGCTGATTGAATCCAATTGTATGTAGCAGCGTTAAAGTCACCAATTTGCGGTGCAAAAATGTAGGCTACTTCACCGTATTGTTCTATTAACTTGGCATTCTTAATGCCCCAGTTCTTTAACTTATCTGTGTTCTTAATAAGAACGCTAGTCTGCTTGTCCTCACGAGATACAGTGTAGATAAGTTTGCCTGGGTTAGTACCAATATATGTAGCCAATGCTTCTTCGTATGGGTCTGTAATGTCACCATTGCTAGTAGCAATCACGCCATTAAGAATGTCAAAGAACTCTGAGCGTAGGCTAGAAATACCAGTATCCTTAATGTAATCAGGAACACCTACTGACTCCATAGTTGTTGGAGCAACAGGTGAGAACAAGCCTAAGAAGTGACGCATAAACAACACATTGTGTGCCGAGATACGAATGTTATCTAGATACTTAGCCTTCTCTTCATCTGTAGCATTAGGGTCAATGCCCACGCCATGTGCTGCATTGTAAGCAATTGCTTGCATAGCAGCAGTGGTCTCTTGACGAGACTTCTCATTAAATGGCAACATACCCCAAACACGCTGCAAAGAAGCAGGTACTGTGGCACGTATAACATCCATGTTGTCACCAATATTACCTAGTGCAAATGTGTCAATGCTCTCACCTAATTGCTGTGAGTAAGGCTGTATTGTGTCACCAATAAACGGAATCTTGCCTGGCACTACACCAAGTATGTTCTTAACAGCAATAACGCTTAGTCCTGCAATAGGACCAGATAGCGTAGGAAGACCAGCATCTTGTGAGAATGATGGGTTAACCATGCGTAGTTTAAATGTAAACTCATTAAACAATGGCTGACTGTATCCAGTGTTACCTGTTAGTACGCGGAACGCGCTATCAGTTGCTTTAAAGATTACATTATCCATAGGCATTACTACATATGGCTCGCCATTCTGGTCTTCATGAATAGCACCGCTAGCCTCAATACCTACGTTAGATAAACGCAAACGATATAGCGTACGTGGAGCAACATCCTTTAAACGATAGATACGGCGATAAAAGTCTTCAGTTGCACGGTAGTAACGACCCACAGTACGTAGACTAAATGAAAAGTTAGAGCGAATCTTAGGGTTATCAGCAAACTTAAGGATAGTATCTGCTGCTTCACGCACTGCTAATTCAGTAAATCGCTTCTCTGCTATTCGTTCATACTTTAATTTAGTAGCATCAATCTGTGCTTGCGTAGCACCAGCAAAAGGACCTATTTCGCGTTCTGCTTGTTGACGTACAAATGCCTTTTCAATGTTCTTATACTTCTTACGAAGTTGAGCATATGTAACCATAACTGCTGGTTGACGGAATATACCTGTTACTTGCTGGTCCATCCAGTCCATCATAGTGTTACCTGCACGCCTAAACACAGACTCAATATTAAAGTCACCAAATGCTAGTTCAGTGTTAACTGGTCCACTAATGCGGAATCCTTTAGTAGCATCATGGAACTCATCTAGTGGAATACGAGCAACGGCTTCATTCCATGAAGGAATACGATTACTACCAGCAGCCATCTTTTCAAGTTGACGGTAACTGCTCTTAACTACATTAAGTAATGTGTCATTAAACTTGTTTGCATCCCCATGGAATGTTTCAAACATATCGGTAAACATACGGAACAACTGTCCACGTACAATTTGTTCATCATCTAGACCTTTAGCACGGGCTTGTACTGTGTACATAGAACGCTCTAGGAAAGCGTTAATAGCCTTTTGGTCCTTAGCAATCCAAGTCTTAGTTAAATCGCTAAACTCAAAACCAATCTTACGCATACCAGCATCTAATGCTAGTTCCATCATTTCTTTACCAGTGCGAGGGTCAACTTCGCCTGGCTTTAATGCATTGTATCTAAAGAATATATCTGCTGGGTTAAGAGTAACTTCATCAGTTAATTTAGCCTTGTTACCAGCCAACATCTTAAACCATTTTTCAAAGTGCGCTAGCGCAACTTCTTGTTCTGACAACATAGCGGTGTCAATGGTGCGTGTAGTGTTGCCCATTTTGATACCAAGTTGTTCAAAAGCCATGTCAAGCATAGACGGTGTAATAACTGAAGCCATTACTTCATCGCCATAGCGACCTGAAATACCACTGCTAGCAACAAGTGATGCAGCCATAGAGTTTAATGCATCTGGTGAATGAACAAATGCTTGCATAAGATAGCCAGCAGTCTCTTCATCAACATAACGACCATACATTTTAGAAACATGTTCTGATATAGCCTGACGCTTTTCTAAACTAGACAGCATTGATGGGTCTATATCTAATTCAATAGCCTTAGCATCTAAAATATTCTGGCGGTCTAACAATGTTAACGCTTCTTCGTGAGAATAACGTGGTTGCTTGCCAATTCGCATAGGAGCATCAGACTTAGGTGCAAACTTTAATGCCTTTTGTATACCTCTGCGTACTGGACCACTAGCAGATTTAGAACCTGTAGCAGCACGAGACATATTTCCTAAACGCAAGCCCTCAAGTCTTGCAAATTTACGCATATCTTTAGTAGGTGCAGACAATAAATACATTGTTGCTTCATCAATTGCAGAACGTACACCTAAACGAGGAAACAAAGTTAAGATAGACCAAGTGTCAACTAACTTCTTTGAAAAATTACCTTGTGTAGCACCACCAAGTGCTCCAATAATATTCTTCTTAGACTTAATTTCCCAAATAGTTGAGCCAATAACGTCATAAGGTAGTGGACCAACAGCCCAAGTTGTTTGATAAGGCTGAATTGGACCTTCTGTGTTAACAAAAAATCCACTTTCGGACTCACGCACAGAGTTTGCTGGTGCAAACTTAGCATGTTCTGGATTAATAGCAAGGTCTTTTTTAGTTGCAAAGCCTGCCTTGTTACCATACTTGTCTTGAAGGGTTTTAATAATTAACTCTTCACCCTTTTGACTACCACCAAGACCCATTGAGTACATAGTTGCAGCATCTAAGTTACGCAAAATAACAATTTGTTCATCTGCTGTTGATTCCATAAAGCGAACAGTTAATGCTTGTGCCATTTCCTTAGGCAATAACTGACGAGCACGGGCTGTAAAGTTTGCAGATGTATCTAAAGCGTTAGCACCAATGCGTACTTCTAATCCCTGTGGAGAACGAGCAGCCATTAGACCAATTTTTTTCCAACGGGTAATCTCTTTATTAGCCTCTAGAAGAACAGACATGTCAGCATTAGGATTAGCCAAACGTTGTAAAGCATCTTCAGTGTTAAGAAGAGCAGCAGTAATTGGTTCTAAATCAGCATCGCGTTCCGCGGCTGTACGAGACATATTGTTAAATCTTGCATCAAGTGAACGTGTAATTGCATCAGACATTAAACGATTCTGGCGAGCAACTGCTACGCCATTGCGCATGTAAGTTATTCCATCAACACGACCAGCAAGCAATAGATTTAAATTACCTGCATTTTCAAAAAACCTCTGTGCTGTTGGTGCATCAAATACTTCTCCGTCAACAAGAACCTTAATAGCATTTTGGTCATTGTATCCTGGAAAGTTCTTAGCAATGTTGTCAAGTGCTAGTGACTTTTCACCTGGTGATTTAGAATCTGCAACTCTTTTAATTGCAGGACCAATACCATCTTGCCACAAATTAAATACTAATGGTTCTTTAAATGTAGTTTCAACAGCACGTTCAACTGGAACACCATTGTCAATCATCTTAAGAAGCGAGTTAGTAATACGCTCACCTTTAGTAACACCCTTACTTAATCCACCTGTCATCCAAGTAAGAGGGTCTACTGCAATCTGGTATATAAAATCAATGTAACCAGAAATGTTTTTAGTTGTTCCGCTAACACCGCTTGAAGGCGGCTTACGGTCAAGCATACGAGCAATATCTCGTCCAGGTGAAACCTGTGCATACTTAACGCCATCTAAAACTAACTTAAATGCATCAGGGTCATCGTATGCTTTTTTAATTGAGTTAAGTAGTTCTGGGTCTACCTTACCAAAATCTTGTACAATTTCACCAGGAGTTTTACCAGAAAGTAAACCCTTAGCAACTTCAACATCGTACTTACCAAAGTAATCTGTTGCTTCCTGTAATGCACCAAGGTCGTATTGATTCTTACCATCCCATGCATCAGTCCATGTTTTCATAGAAAACAAATCTGCACCTTGTGCAGCCTGACGAGCAACCTTGTAAGGCTGGTTAATTAAACGGTTATACTGACCACCTAGTTTAAACAAACCAATAAGTGGCGAAGCCACTACTTTACCAAAAGTTTTAGCAACCCCTAAAAGACGGTCAGTAGCATCTGGTGGTGCTTGCATGTAGTCAGCATCTTGAAACATAAACTTTAATTGGTCCTGAATTGCTGGGTCAAGACTGTCGTATTCTTTACGTGCTTTCTCAACATCAAGTTTAGCAAGTTCACGATGCTTCTTGATTGAGTAACTCATTTGTTCTACTTGGTTTTTTTCTACGCCAGATAAACCTGCAGATGTAGCCGCAGCATAAAGGTTAGGTGAAACTTCAGCAACAACAGATTTAATGTACTGAGGCATTAGTACCCTTTATCAAGTAATTGTCTATAAATTAATTCTGCATCACCTGATGGGTCATACTGTGCAAGACGCTTTAATGTGTCAGTTAATGATGGCGCATAGTTAGGAAGGTCGCGCATTAGTTCTGAACCACCACCTTCTCCTAAATCAATACCAGCAGTTACTGGTTGATTAGGACGCTCTGTTGGAGCGTCTAGTGGTGTAAAGTTAAATCCTGGAATACCAGAACCAGCAAGCGGTGCTCCGCTTTGTTGTTCGGCTAATCCTTTATTTTGTCCGTATCCAAAACCTGTGTATTGCTTCTGTGGCTGTGTCATACCTTCGGTAGCCCCACCATCTGTACGCTGTGAAAGTGCACCAGGACCTGATGTAGGTGCTGGATTGTTAGGTTGACGATAACCTCCACGTGCCATTAGTCGTCCTCCTCGTCCATGTATTTTCTAACATCTTCTAGTGTTGGTGCTTTTTGCATCCATTCGGGATGCATTTCTTTTACAGATAATATCCACAGTGAATTATCAACTGTAAATCCTGCTCTGCGTAATGATTTAAAAAACTCGTGCAACTCAATTGCATACTGGTCTAACTTAGAATAACTTTCATCAGCAACTGTTTTAACTTTTGTAGTTCTCTTACGAGATGTTGCCATGATTACTCCTTAGATTGCTTGCTCTCTAGTAGTTCTTACTGCACTGCGTCCTGCACCTTCACCTGTCATGGTGCTAAGTAATGTTTGCAAATCTGGTCTTCCCTGCGGCATTGGAGCGCCTCCTGCTGGAGCGGAACCAGGAGCAGCGGGGACAGGTTGCTCAGACTGTTCTTCTGCGCCAGCAGGAGGATTCTCAGGTTTAAACACTTCCTCAATGGCGTCTTCAATAGACTTACCAGACTTACGCGCCTTTATCACTTCTGACATTTGACGCACTAGTGCTGATGGATTCTGTCCCTGCATAGCCATTTGAGGAATTGCTTGTGCCATGGCTGCTAACGAACCAACCAATGCGTCTCGCATCTTTTCAATTTCAATTTTCTCTTGTTCAAGAGTTACGTTGACGCCGAATGGTAGTTCACGCATAGCCATATCCTTGGAGATAAGTCCCCCTCCAAGTGCCTGCAACATAAAAATAAGTCCTTGTGCTGGATTCAATCCGGCCAACATACCGTATCTTACATCTGCAGAATAGTCTTTCTTAATATCTTTCATAGGAGTGTAGGTCACAACAAACGGTGAACCAGCATCTACGCCACGAATTGTTTTTTCTTGGTTAAACAACATCTCATC